CCCATGTTGCACCTCATGCAACAACCATGCCAGCTTCAAGGGCTAACATGAGTTGCAACCCATGTCAACTGGTAAAACTACGGCTTGACTTCTTTGGTTTCCTGATGTAAACTTGAGGCGGGGCCCCCTGTTGCTGCTGTATAATTATAGTTGTAGCTACCTACGTACAAAATAGAGCAAAATTAGAAAAAATAACGGTAATTACTGCTTATGTAACCTCTTGTTTACACTAGTAAAACTACTACTTTGTAAAATAACTAAAAAATAACTTGACTTTTATGTAAACTGATGTTATACTATAGTTGTAATTAGGGATAATTTATGTTATGACCGACGTTGTTAAAAAAAGAGGTCGTGGTAGACCCCGTAAGTCAGAAGTAGCTGCTGTAAAACCTGGAAACAAGGGTGTAGTAGGCCGACCAAAGGGTGACGCAGCAATAATCAATGAATACAAAGCACGTATGTTGGCTTCACCTAAGTCACGTAGGGTGCTAGAGACTATTTTTGATGCTGCTTTGGACCATGACCATAAGAATCAGGCTGCTGCTTGGAAACTTGTGATGGACCGTATATTACCTGTAGGTGCTTTTGAAAAAGACGTAGTAAAAGACACTGGTAGAAACGCTATTCAGATCAACATTAGTGGCGTAGGTACTGCAGAGGTGTCAACACCTGACATTATAGAAGGAGAAGTAGTAGATGAGTCTTAAGTACTTCACTAGAGAAGAATTTGACTGTCAGGTTACTGGTACAAACAATATGGAACGAGAGTTTCTAGAGAAGTTAGACGAGTTACGTGAGGCATGTGGTTTTCCTTTTGAAGTCACGAGTGGCTATAGGCATCCAACTAAGCATCCTATAGAGGCTAAAAAAGACGTACCTGGTACTCACGCACAAGGCATCGCGGCAGACATAAAAATAACAAATGCCGCTGATCGCCTAACTATTGTGACCAAAGCCATTGAACTTAAGTTTACTGGCATAGGTATTGACAAAGGTTTTGTACACGTGGACACGCGTGGTACTACTCCTGTTATGTGGACGTACTAATGTTATACACAAAGAACAAGAACCTAACGGACACCAGTACGCAAACGATTGTTACTATTCCTAACGGTTACGTTGCTCACTGGAACATGGCGTTCATAGCTAACTTACATAACTCAACGAATAGCATTACGTTGTTTGTAGACAAGCCTAGTCCTACTCCAGATGTATATATCTACAATGGGACAAACATATCCTCAAAGGAAAACCTGTTGATTGATGGTAATGCAACCTTTGTTTTACAACCAGGAGACATTATTAAGGCATCTAGTGGTAGTGCAGGTAACGTAGAAGTAGTAGTTACGTTTGATTTGTTAGAAGCACCAGTAGTGTTTAATAATTTTAATGGATCTTAATATAGAGCTACTGCCTTGGCAGCAAGATGTTTGGGCAGACGACACAAGATTTAAAATAGTAGCTGCTGGGCGACGTACAGGTAAGTCTAGGTTAGCAGCGTGGATGTTAATAGTTAACGCACTTAAGGCGGACAGAGGCCATGTATTTTACGTCGCACCTACTCAAGGACAAGCCAGAGACATCATGTGGCAAACCCTTTTGGAACTGGGACATCCTGTTATTAGTGGTAGTCACATTAATAATCGGCAAATTAAGCTTGTCAACGGAGCCACAATCAGCCTCAAAGGTGCAGATAGACCAGAGACCATGCGAGGTGTCAGCCTTAAGTTTTTAGTCATGGACGAATACGCAGACATGAAACCTGACGTATTTGAGCAGATCTTGAGACCGGCACTTGCCGACCAAAAGGGCTGTGCAATGTTCATTGGTACGCCAATGGGAAGGAACCACTTTTACGAATTGTACAAATATGCGGAATTAGATGATGACCCTACATACAAATCATGGCATTTTACGTCGTACGATAACCCGTTGTTGGACCCTGACGAAATCAACATTGCTAAAAAGTCTATGTCTTCTTACGCGTTTCGCCAAGAGTTTATGGCGTCGTTTGAAGCTCGTGGGTCAGAAATGTTTAAGGAAGATTGGGTTAAGTTTAGTAAGTCTAAGCCGGAAGTAGGAGATTATTACATTGCTGTTGACTTGGCAGGTTTTGAAGAAGTCAATAAGAAACGAACAAAGAATTCTAAGCTTGACGAAACTGCCATCGCCGTCGTTAAAGTTAGTGAGCATGGTTGGTTTGTTGACAATATCATATATGGACGATGGAGTCTTGACGAAACGGCTACTAAAATCTTTCAGGCCGTCAGAGATTACCGTCCCGTATCGGTTGGAATCGAAAGAGGTATTGCTAAACAAGCCGTAATGTCTCCTTTAGTGGACTTACAAAAGAAGTACGGTACGTTCTTTAGAGTAGAAGAACTAACACACGGTAATAAAAAGAAAACTGACAGGATTATGTGGGCGTTACAGGGTAGATTTGAAAACGGCTACATTACGTTAAATAAAGGTGAGTGGAATGCTAGGTTTCTTGACCAGTTGTTTCAATTCCCTGATCCATTAACTCACGATGACTTGGTTGACGCTTTAGCTTACATCGACCAGTTAGCTAATGTGGCGTACGACTATACGTACGAGATTGAAGACCACGAAATCTTAGACGTAGTAGCAGGATACTAATATGAGTGAACTATACGAACAAGACCCATTGATGATCCAAGAATCTCTTGAAGACTGGGTTATGACTAAATGCGAAGACTGGAGGGACCACTACGAAAGCAACTATGAAAACAAATTTGAAGAATATTATCGACTCTGGCGTGGTCAGTGGGACCCTTCTGACAGCGAGCGTCGGTCTGAGCGTTCCCGTATTATTTCTCCTGCACTTCAACAGGCTGTTGAGTCTAATGTAGCAGAGTTAGAAGAAGCTACGTTTGGTCGTGGCAAGTGGTTTGACGTTAGTGATAACTTTGGAGACACCCAAAGACAAGACGTACAGTTCCTTCGTAACAAGCTTACGGAAGACTTTGAAAACTGCATGATACGTAAAGCTGTCGCAGAGTGTCTAATTAACTCAGCAGTCTTTGGTACAGGCATTGGTGAGATTGTTATTGAAGAAATGAAGGAAATGGTTCCTGCTACTGAGCCTATTATGGAAGGTCAGTTGCAAGCTGTAGGTGTAAACATTACTGACCGTGTGGTTGTTAAGCTTAAGCCAGTAATGCCTCAGAACTTCCTAATTGATCCTGTAGCAACTAATGTTGAAGACGCTATGGGTGTAGCTATTGACGAGTTTGTTAGCAAACACCAAGTAGAACTTCTGCAGGAACAAGGCGTGTACCGTGACGTGTACGTTGGTTCTGCTGCTCCTGATACTGACTTAGAGCCTGACCAAGACCTAACTATTTACAATGACGACAAGGTACGTTTGACTAAGTACTATGGTTTAGTGCCACGAGAGCTTCTAGATTCCGCTACAAGCGACGAAGACGAAGAACTGGTAGGTGAGGTAGAGTCAGATTCTCGTTACGTAGAGGCCGTTGTAGTGGTTGCTAACGGCGGTATACTTTTGAAGGCAGAGGCTAACCCCTACATGATGTCTGATCGTCCTGTAGTAGCTTTTCCTTGGGACGTAGTACCTGGTCGCTTTTGGGGTCGTGGTGTTTGTGAAAAAGGCTACAACAGTCAGAAAGCTTTAGACACAGAACTACGTGCTCGTATTGATGCCTTAAGCCTTACAATTCATCCTATGATGGCTATTGATGCCACTCGTTTACCACGTGGTGCAAAACCAGAAGTACGTCCTGGTAAGATGATTCTAACCAACGGAGATCCACGTGAAGTACTTCAACCGTTTAACTTTGGTCAAGTTAGTCAAATCACTTTTGCTCAAGCCGGAGCACTGCAGCAGATGGTACAGCAAGCAACAGGAGCAGTGGACTCAGCAGGAATTGCAGGTCAAGTTAATGGCGAGAGTACTGCCGCTGGCATTAGTATGTCTCTTGGCGCTATTATTAAACGCCATAAGCGTACACTGATTAACTTCCAACAGTCGTTTCTTATTCCTTTTGTCAAGAAAGCTGCACACCGTTATATGCAGTTTGACCCTGAAAACTATCCTGTAGCTGACTATAAATTTAACGCTAGTTCTACTCTAGGTATTATTGCGCGTGAGTACGAAGTAACTCAACTTGTGCAACTACTACAAACTATGGGTCAGGACTCACCGTTGTACAGTACACTAATAGAATCAGTTATTGACAACATGAATCTGTCTAACCGTGAAGAACTACTTGCGGCTATGCAACAAGCTTCACAGCCTAATCCTCAAGCACAACAAATGCAGATGGAGGCTCAGCAAGCACAAATGCAGTTCCAGCAGTCACAAACAGCTGCTCTGTCTGCTCAGGCTCAAGAGTCACAAGCACGTGCCGCTAAGCTTGCTGCAGAGGCTGCTGTTGTACCGCAGGAGCTTGAGATTGACAAGATTAACGCTATTACCCGTAACCTGCGTGAAGGTGACCAAGAGGACAAAGAGTTTGAACGTCGTCTTAAAGTTGCTGAAACGCTTATCAAAGAAAAAGCAATAGACCAAAAAGGACAATCTAATGCTAATGACACAACGCGAAATGCAAACCCTGCTAGACCAAGTCAACAGCCACTTCAAGGGAACGTTCCAACGCCTAGACGACCTGGAGAAGAAAGTGGAGGAGCTGTCTAATGTCAAAGAAAGCAGACCCAAGACTAGCACGAGCGGGCGTAAGCGGGTACAACAAACCAAAGAGGACTCCTAATCACCCTAAGAAGTCCCACGTAGTTGTCGCTAAGGAAGGTGACAAAGTAAAGACCATACGCTTTGGCCAACAAGGCAAAACAGGTGATAAAACAATGACTAAAAGGGCTAAGTCGTTCAAAGCAAGACACGCTAAGAACATAGCTAAAGGTAAGATGTCAGCTGCATTTTGGGCTAACAAAACTAAATGGTAAGGAGAACACTATGCCACAAGGAAAAGGAACATACGGAAGTAAAGTAGGACGACCGCCTAAAAAACGTACTACAACAGCTAATAGATCACCAAGTCGGACACCACCACGCACACCTAGTCCACCTAGGCCGCCTTCTAATCCACCAAGATCTGCACCACTTACGCCTGCAGAACGGCGTGAAAGAGCTAATCGTGCTAGACGAGGTACACAAAGCACTACAAGGCGTGGATCAAGAACGCGTCGTCCATAATGGCTAAAGCAAAAAGTAAAAAAGCTAACGACGCTTGTGCAAAGAAGGTCAAGTCCAGATACAAGGTCTGGCCTTCTGCGTACGCTTCTGGTGCTGTAGCCAAATGCCGTAAGGTAGGTGCTAAAAACTGGGGTAACAAAAGTGGCCGTAAGAAAAAGTAAAGAGGGTGCAGCCCTTAAGAAATGGTTTAAAGAAGACTGGGTGGACGTTAAAACGGGTAAGCCTTGTGGTCGTAAGTCAGCTACCAAGAGTAAACGTCCTTACCCTTCTTGTAGGCCTAAAGCGGTTGCAGCTAAGATGACAGCTGCTGAAAAGAAGTCTTCAGCTAAACGCAAAACCGGACCTGCTAAAATTAAACACGCAGTTACTGCTTCAGGGAGACGTAGAAAAAAGTGAGTTACGAAACTAAAGTAAAGCAAGCTTTAGATATATGTTTAAACAAAAACTACTTTAAAGGAAACGATAAAGAAACAGCCATAGTAATGTACTCAGGTGGTATGGACAGTGTCTCATTACTATGGAATCTTTTGGAACATACAGAACAAGACATACACGTACACTCAATACACATAGACAACTCTGAAGGCCGTGTTAAAGCAGAAGCAAAAGCTATAGAAAACACGATCAACTACATGAGAAAGAACCAAAGACCCTTTGAGTTCTCTTCTTCGGTGTACTCTTGGAAAGCTAAGTATCCAGGTGGTAAGGACATGGTGCTAGCACTATTCCAAGCTATGAGAGTTGCTTCTGGTTTAGGCAAGTCTTTTAATATTGTTTACACAGGTGACTATAACATCTTTAGGGACGAAGGTGCTGAAGCACAAGGTGTGTTAAATGCACTATGCACTACACGACGTGTTAAGCCTATTTGGTTAGCACCTTTTGAACACATGACGTACAACTCTGTAGAACGTAGCAAAGGTATCTACTTAAGTATGCCTGAAGAGTTACGTGAGATGTACTGGTCCTGTAGACATCCTACCGATGCTTTAGGTGGGTTTATTGTCTGTGGTGACTGCCACGCTTGTGAACGACAACAAGCAATGCAAGAAAGTATAAAAAAAGACTTGACAAACGACTAAAAATATGCTATACTATAACTATAGTTAAACATTAGAGGAAACTATGACTCCTGAGCTTGAAACTTATTTTAATAATTATAACGAACTCTTTAACCACGAAGGTTTCAAACAACTCATTCAAGAACTTTCTACTAACGCTACTCAGCTTGCTGATATTCAAACAGTAAAAGATATAGAAGATCTACATTATCGTAAAGGACAAGTAGCTGCCTTTGCAACTATTATTAATTTACAAAACACTATTACTGCTGCTAGAGAACAAGCTGAAGCAGAAGAAGAAGAACCTTTAGATGTTTAAAGTCTATGACTTCCGTTGCACTAACGGACACGTCTTTGAAGAATTCGTAAAGCCTGACGTCACAACTAGTAGGTGTGGTTGTGGCGCTAATGCTAAACGATTGGTTTCTGCCCCATCTTTCCACCTTGACGGTGCTTCTGGAGATTTTCCAGGTCAGCACATGAAATGGGTTAGGGAACATGAAAAAGCAGGCCGTAATAAAAAAGAGGACGCCTAACGGCTAATCCTTTCTACATTAATCTCCATAACCATAATAAAAGGCGGAGCAGTTTAATATGTCAAGAGCGACACTAATTGACGAGCGTATTGAAGACGACTCAACAACTACTGATCTTGAAGCCCAAGCATTTGATGAGCCAACTCAAGAAAACCCCATACCGAAAGCCAAACCTAAAGAAGAAGACTTACCTGATAAGTACCAAGGAAAGTCAGTACAAGAAATTGTACAGATGCACCAAGAAGCTGAAAAGATGCTTGGTCGTCAGTCTTCCGAAGTTGGCGAGTTACGTAAGGTAGTAGACGACTTCATACATACACAACTCGAACAAAAAAACACACCTGTTCAACAGCCCGTTGACGAAGATGACGACATTGATTTCTTTACTGATCCAAAATCAGCCGTTAGTAAAGCTATTGAGAATCATCCTAAGATTAAAGAAGCGCAGGAATACACTACTCAGTACAAGAAGCAAACCGCACTTGCACAACTACAGTCAGAACATCCTGACATGCAAGACATACTAGGTGACGCTAAATTTGCTGAGTGGATTAAGGTTTCTAAATATAGGACTCAGATGTTTGTAGCAGCAGACCAGGAATATGACTATGACGCTGCTAACGAGTTGTTCAGTCTTTGGAAAGAGCGTAACCAAATGGTTAAGCAGACAGCCAAAGTAGAACGAACAGCACGTAAACAATCTCTCAAAGCTGCAACTACCGGAACTGCTAGAGGAACAGCAGAGCGATCTCGTAAGAAGACTTATCGTCGGGCTGACATAATTAAACTTATGCGAACCGACCCTGAACGCTATCAGTCTATGTCAGACGAAATATTTAAGGCGTACCAAGAGGGTCGAGTTAAGTAGCCTACTTATCAAGGAGATTTATCATGGCTAACGAAACCTCTGGAACTTATTTTACAGCGAATGCTGTAGTTGACAAAACTGCTGCTGGTACTTTCATCCCAGAAATCTGGAGTGACGAAGTAATTGCAGCTTACCAAAAGAACCTCAAGCTTGCACCTCTTGTAAAGCGTATCCAAATGTCTGGTAAGAAAGGTGATGTGATCCACATTCCTAAGCCAACACGTGGATCTGCTTCTGCAAAAGCTGAAGCTACTGCGGTAACAATCCAAGCAAACCTAGAGTCAGAACTGCAGATTGCTGTTGACCGTCACTTCGAGTACTCACGTCTTATCGAAGACATCGTCGAAGTACAGGCGCTTAACAGCCTCCGTCAGTTCTACACTGAAGACGCTGGCTACCAGCTTGCTCTTAAGGTAGACACTGACTTGCACTCAGCAGGTACTGGCTTTGGTAACGGTGGTTCAATCGTGTACTCTGGTTCAGTAGCTCCTACTGACTATCAGCACACTGGTTGTTTCTTCAACGACAACGGTACAACTACTCAGTACACTGACGACACTCTTGTTTCTGGTGACGACTTTACTGACGCGTTCTTCCGTGACATGATTCAGAAGATGGACGACAACGACGTTCCTATGGAAAACCGTTGCCTTGTTATTCCACCTGCGACTCGTAATGCTATCATGGGCATTGATCGCTATGTGTCTTCTGACTTCGTAAGCGGTCAGTCAGTTAACTCTGGCCTTATCGGTAACCTGTACGGTGTAGACATCTACGTGTCTTCTAACTGTGCAACTATCGAAGCTGCTGGTGATAACACTGCAGGAACCGCTGATACACGTGCTGCGCTTCTCTTCCACAAAGACGCAATTGTCATGGCAGAGCAAATGGCTGTACGTTCACAAACCCAGTACAAGCAGGAGTACCTCTCAACTCTGTACACTGCTGACACTTTGTATGGTGTTCAGGTATATCGTCCTGAAGCTGGTTTCGTTCTCGCAGTACCTTCTGCATAAGAACGACAAGAGGGGTCAGCGATGGCCCCTTTTTCCTTTCTCCTCCGTTTTTCTGCAATAGGACTTTCCGATGTCGAACTATACTAAGACTACAGACTTTGAAGCGAAGGACTCGTTACCTACAGGCGACTCAGGAAAGATCATCCGTGGCGCTGAATTTGAAACAGAGTTCGATGCAATTGCCACAGCCGTTGCAACCAAAGCTGACACAGCAGGTCCTACCTTTACAGGTACATTGACCTTTGACACTATTTCTGACGGTACTATTTCTATTGGTGCTTTTGTTGACGAAGACGATATGTCGTCCAACAGTGCCGTTTTAGTACCTACGCAACAGTCTGTAAAAGCCTATGTTGATGCTCAAGTTACTGCTCAAGACTTAGATTTCCAAGGTGATTCAGGTGGTGCGTTGAGTATTGACCTAGATTCTGAAACTATGACAATTGCTGGTGGAACTGGTATTAATACTTCAGGTTCTGGAAACACTTTGACAATTAGTGTTGACAGTTCTATTTCTACTCTTTCAGGGTCAGACACACTTACTAATAAAAACATTGATGTAGATAATAATACAGTAACAAACTTAGAGGTAAGTAATTTTAAAGCAACAGCTGTTGTTATTGAATCAGAAGGTATTGGTTCTAATGATAACGACACTACATTACCTACGTCTGCTGCAGTTAAAGACTACGTAGATTCACAAACAACCGCACAAGACCTAGACTTCCAGGCAGACTCTGGTGGTGCATTGAGTATTGACCTAGACTCTGAGGCTATAACCTTCACAGGCGGTACTGGTATTGATACAACTGGCTCAGATAATGCTGTTACCTTTGCTATTGACTCTACTGTTACAACCTTAACAGACACACAAACACTTACTAATAAGACTCTGACTGCTCCTGTTATCTCTGGCAACTTAACTACAGACGGAACTATTGATGGCCGTGATGTTGCTACAGACGGTACAAAGCTAGATGGTATTGAGGCTAGTGCTACAGCAGATCAGACTGATGCTGAGATTAGAGCCGCAGTAGAAGCTGCTACGAACTCCAATGTATTTACCGATGCTGACCACACTAAGCTGGACGGTATTGAAGCCTCAGCAGACGTAACGGACACAACTAATGTTACTGCTGCTGGTGCCTTAATGGACTCAGAGCTAACTAACCTTACTGCTGTCAAGTCTCTGGATCAAGGTGTTGCTACTACTGACTCACCAACCTTTGCAGGTCTGACTACTACAGCAGACGTGTCTTTTGGTGACAACGACAAGGCTATCTTCGGTGCTGGCTCAGACCTACAGATTTATCATGATGGGTCTAGCAGTTATATCGTAGATAACGGCACAGGCAATTTACAAATTGACGCCAACGACTTTAGGGTTCGCAAACCTGATGGGTCAGAGGCAATGATTCATGCTAATGCTGATGGCGCTGTTAAACTTTTTTATGATGGTGGGGCGAATCCCAAGCTCGAAACAACCTCCACAGGCATCGATGTAACTGGCGTTGTAGAAGCAACTGGCTATCTTGCTGTTGAAGGAACATCAGGCAATACAGGTGCTGGCACTGACCGATGGATTGGCGGTGATGGCACAGAAGGCACTTGGTTCTACAATGTT